GATAGAACCAACCCCAATGTGTGATGGGTATGTTACCATCAAGCCCATGAGTGTCTAGTAGTTCTCTTGGGCAGTTCTCAAACAACAACTGATAGAACGCCATCTCCTTTCTCATCATCGTCTTCTTGTAGTCTTTCCAAAGACCAGTCTTCAACTCCATGGGAATGTAAGACCCCTCCTCATAGAACATACGGTCAATGATTCCCTGTAGATGAACCACGTAGTCTCTCGACAGTGGATACTTGTCTGTCGTGTCAGCATCTATCGTTATCTCTGCATCGAACATAATCTCATTCACAGCAGGTACGAAGTTCTCCAACATTCCCTCTTCTTTGGCCTCTAGAAACCTATTGGCCTCAAAGATGGATATTGTCTCATACATCTCACTGTAGTCATCTATGGGATGTAGGCTCATGTTGTAGTTTACGAGTTCCGAGTAGGAGAGGTTCTCCGCCTTCTTTATGTCAAAGGCATTGAAGAAGTCCTCTCTAGCATTGTGAACAATCGTTCCCTTTGCCATTGCCTCGGTCTGGTCTTGAGGCAACCTCTCGATATAACTGAACTCGTACTTCTTTGGACACCACTGATAGGAACCGAAAGAAGACTTCGTTATCTTCAAAACCGGGGATTCCGGATTATCGTAGTTCTCAGGCAAGAACTGATACGTGTACTCTCTCATAGTTCCCCTTCCTTGAGGAAGGGAAGACCAGTCCAATCAACCTTGCCGTTCTCAATTGTAAGAACAGTATGTCTAGTACCAATCAGTTCGGGCTTACTAGCACTTGCCTCAATCAGTGCGACATATGTGGTAGGTCCGTTCTTCTTTATCTTACGCTCCATCCGAATCGTAGATGTGAAGATGTCCTCAGTGGAGTCGTGCCAGTTGGCAACTACACCAACAGGGTTGGCATCCACGTACTTCTCCTTTGAGTGCGCTATCACTATTCTGTGACAGTCCATCTCTAGTATCTTCTTGTGCAAGAAGTTCTTGTAAGGAGTGTTCCTATCTCCCCACACGAAGGGCATCTGCTTGATTACAGTGTCAGCATCTAGGTTGTGCTTGACCCTCATGTATGTCTCACACACATCAGTCAGGAACTTGTCGGCTCCATCTACTATCACTGCTTTCAGTTTGCCATCTTTCAGATATGACATAGCCTCTTCGTAATGCATCTGCGCATTGTGCTTGGTGGCTTCAATGTCCACCAGTGTGTCAGGATGTCTCTCGATGGGATTGAACACAACAAGGTTCTCCATGTTGGCGTAATGATTCCTCTTTACGTCAATGAACCTGTTGTCGTAGTCCCACACGAAGACATGCATACCATTCGCTATGTCCTCTTCCGTGAGGATGTCTGCCGCTACTCCGGACTTGGCTGATTTAGCCTCACCCCAAATACCAACACAAAGGAAGTTCTTGTTCCTATCCTGTGCTTCCTTTCTCTTAGCGAGATACGCTTCCCTTCCCAATGCAAAGGAACCCTTCTCTTTTTCAGTCGTCGTTATTGCTTCCGTCTTAGTTGTACTCCACGCCATTCTCATCACCATTCTCATCATAATGTACCATACGGTTTCCACAGGTTGTTAGTATCCTGTTGAGGTCATCGTATGAAACCTTCAATCTCACTTCCTTACCAGACATAGTGTGTAGTTTAACCCAAAACTCACCTGTCTCATGGTTCTTCTTCCAAGTAACAAAATCGACGTTACTCGCAGGGATAGAATAACTACCCCCATGTATCACATGGTCATCATCACGATAGTTACTGATGTGATACGATTTGTAATATCCCTTGCTCATGTGAAAAACCAATCCGTTTCTTCTTCCTCGTTGAACTCAATAGCGTCAGGGCTACCGCCTCTTGACTTGAGAACATGAAGTCCTGTTACGTTTATCGTTACGTTCTGTAGATTTCCTTCCATGTCTGTTGACTGTGAGGTTCTACCCACTACAACCACGTTTGAACCAATACCGAAGTCAATGTCCATGTGTGGTGGTATCCAGCATGTCGTTCCACTCCACCCATCGTTGTCGAAGTCGAAGTCGGTGTTCAAGTCATCAAGCGTCAGAATCCTGTTACCATTCTTGGTAGGAGTCATGTTGATACTCGTAACACTACCATCAGTGAAAACAAACCTGTCGTTGTATTCCTTCTGTCCGACTGTACTGTGAAACCTCTCCAAATCAATCAGTGGGCTAAAGTTGCCTTCTGACTGTTCCATGAGGGAGTCTTGTATCGATATGTCAGATACATCCATCGCATCAGGTAGGTCGTTGTTGTAGACCAATGAGGATGCAGTCGTATCTGTGACACCGTGTATCCTCTCAGGCTTGCTTGAGTTAACGATACATGTGAACTGCACGAACTCAAACGTCTTCGGGTTGAAGTTGACCGAGTGCGGTCCCTTGTAGTTGAAGAAGTATTTACCTAGATTACCAGCAACTTCTCCAATGAACACTCCTCCTCTCCTGAACTCTGACTTTGGTAGTGGCTTACCGTAGTTCTTGTTGACATACGTGCCATACTTCTCAGTAGCATCAAGAGGGACTAGGAATTCTCCACTGTCCAACTCGACGTTGTTCTCAGGTAGTTTAGGGAATACGCGGTTCACAACTTCCCCATCCTTCACCATGGAACCATCGTACTTACCATCGTTCATAGGTGTGAAGATAGCAACCTTGCCCATGTCAAACGTAGTATCTGCATCCCTATGGTAGTCTGCTACAATCCTGTCCCTCTGGATTGCCATCATGTCCCTCGCTTCGTCAACGGATATGAAGAAACCAAATGCAGTCTTCAACAGGTCATTGTCACCTGCCGCTGATGCTGGTCTCTGCTGTGCTAGTCTAGCACTGCTAAAGTATTGTCTCCACAGTCCCTTTGCCAACAGAGGTTCCTCTGTGGCATTCAGATTATTCTGAGCGCAGATATCGTTGAACTTAGCCAACGCCTCATCTTCGCTCATGCCGAGTAGTTCGGCGGCTTTATTTATCTCATTCATTATTTCATCATTCATTTTTATTCACCTTTTTTCTTGCTTGTAAGATTTCCAATATGGCCTCTGCACTTATGACAACACCTGCCAATATCCAGAACCAATCGGAATCTAATGTCCATATCCCTGCTAGTTTTAGCATGGGCAAAATGATTAGGAGCAAGCCCCCAACCAATATAATCTCATAGCGTAGCATCAAGTGCTTGATGTCGTCTATGTCTGTTTTCCCATCTTTGTTAAAATCAAATATCTTTCTTACCATTTTAATTCCATCTTCTATTATTATCAAATATTATTTTGTATAGCCCTCTCATTATTACGAATGCAAAAAAGACCTCTATTCCGCTCATATCATCTGTCCTATCATCCAAGAAGCCAGTACCTTTGGGGTCATGCTACTGCTCCGCCACTCTGCTTCCCCGACAACCCTTAGTAATTTGAATTTTTCACCGTGAGTCATATCCGTCTTGATGATGGTATCATGCAAGCCAACGCATATGGCTTTCATCTCAACTGAGTCGTATAGTAGGTTATGCACTTTCTCCACCGCATTCGTATATTCATTGTTATTTACTAATTCTAATAATTCAGTGTAGGGCATCAACTGTTTGTCTATCATGTTGAGGAGACTGGACTTGCTTGAAACAGCCGCCTGTAACTCCGTCAACCCTCTCCTCAAATCTCCATGTAGGGAGCCTATGAAGATTTCCAAATCCTCCTCGCTAATGTGAGTGACTCTTTCCTTTTCCAGTACATCGAATATTACATTCCTAATGGCATCGTTATTCAGTCTCTTGAATGAATAGTTAGCGCATCTCGATATAAGAGGATGGATAATCTTGTGCCTGTCATTGCAAGTTATAATGAACCTACAATTATCAGCATACCGTTCCATGATTCTCTTGAGTGCATTCTGTGCATCTCTAGTCATACCATCCATCTCATCAAGGAGTATAATCTTGAATGGTGCTTCACCTATCTTACTCGTTGATGCAATCTCCTTGATTCTCGTTCTGACTGTTTCCAACTTCCTGTCATCTGATGCATTGATTTCAAAGAAGTTAGCCTTGACATCATCACCTAGCATATCGTTTGCAAGTGATAGAGCGGCGGCAGTCTTACCCACACCCGCTACACCATACAACAGGACATTAGGCATCTCTTGATTAGTCACCCAATGCTCTGCATCAAGCACGAAGTTCGATTGTCCAACCACATGCATGAGTTTAGTTGGTCTGTATTTCTCTGTCCACAACATTACTCCTCACTCCTGCTCTCATCCATAATCATACTAGATATATCCATGAAATGGTTTATCTTTTCATCTGCTTCTTTCCTGAATTTGTGTACTTCAAAATTCAGTTCTGTAACCTTCTTGTTCATCCACATGATGAGTTCTATTGCATCCAGCGCAATCTGCTGTCTAGATTCAATTGCATGACTCACGTTCTCTATTACTTCATTTGTTTTCTTATTGCTCATTCTTATTCCTCCTCATCTAATTGTCCTATATACTGCCATTTCTCCTGACTAGGGTAGAACCTGAAATCAGGATGTATTCTGATTAGACTGGTTAGTTGTACGGCAGTAGTACCAGTCTGCTTGTGTATCTTACCATTTACACCGATGAAGTTATTCAGGTAATATCTCATCTCTTTGAGATTGAATAACTTCCTCCCCTTTTCTTTACCGAATTGTATCATTGCTCTCTTGCGATATACATGCTTTATCGGTCCAGCCATCACAGCCACTCCTCAAGAGTCCCTTGTGGAATGATTGGCGCATATCGCTTCTTTCTCTTCTTCTCACCTAACTTCAACATTCTACATTCAGTGTTGTCTAGTTTGGTTTTAGCATATTCCTTGAATTGCTCATCCTTCAACAAGTCCTTCAACAGATGAGCGTCTGCTCTTCTCAGTCTCAACTTGTAGCATATCTTCGGTATCGTGGAATACGCCCTTCTCTTTGGCATGACCATCTTCCTCTGCATCCTACCATCGTGAGAGTACGCTAACATCTCGTAGAAGTATTCGTTAGACCATCTTCTCTTCACATAGAAATCAACGAAGCCTAGTTTGTTGGGATGTATGTTTGGTGCTATCCAAGACAGTAGTTGTATGTCTGGTGGCTTGCTCACCATCAGCATATCCTTGACTTCCTCTCTGTCTGTATTACGAAGATACTCCCGTATCAATGAGAAGATATCCACATCGAAGTTCACTGGTTCGTCTGACCTTGGTGCTATCTCCTTAATCTCCTCAAGCATGGTCTTCTTCGTGGCCCTCTTCAACTGACAGATGCTCAGTAGTTTCTTGGACACATCCTTCTGGTTGTCAGACAACAGGACTACCTGTCCCCTGTATTCCAGTATCGTCTTGCGTATCAGTTCGATGTTGGCCTTGTAATGCACCTCATCGATTATGATACCACGCTCTGGTGGAATCGAATAGTTGTCAGTTATGTCATACTCGTTGGCATATACAACTATCGGGTCATCGGAAACAAAGGTCATTGCCTTTGTCATCTTCTCTGTGTCTGTTTTTCCTACTACTATTATTGCTCTATTCTGATTCATCGTTTTCATTAGGCTCATCTATAACCCTCACTTCCATTATTTCTTCATACTTCGCTTCACATTTATCACAGTGAACTTGAAGTATAAACCACTTCAAATTGTTCTCTTCCTTTACACCAGCCTGATAACCGAAGTCATTGTTACCACACTCTACACAACCACGCTTGACTCTCTCAAAGACATGGTGTTCTA